CCGTGGCCGAGACGACCGCCACCGAGATGACCCGCGAGTGGGGCCGTTTCAAGATTGACGACCCGGACGCCGACAGTGGTTCAGACTTGACCGACGCTCAGCTTGAAGCCTTCAAGATACAGGAGGAAGAGAAAGCCTCTGTGCGCCAGAAGAAAATCAACCAGATCAACGATGCCTTCGAGCAGTACGGCGTGCGCGACCTTATCCGCCGCGCCGTCGAGGTTGAGTTGGGCATGGGCCGAGCCCAGATCTACATCAAGCTGAACCACCTGGACGACAAGCTGCCCTTCCTGATGGAGAAGGTCAGCGTTAAAAAGGGGGATCTGAAAGGGTTCCGCCTGATTGAGCCGATGTGGTCCACCCCGAGCATGTACAACGCCAACGACCCGACCGAGGCTGACTTCTACGTCCCAAGCCAGTGGTTTGTACTGGGGAAGCAGGTTCACGCCGATCGCCTGATGACACTGGTTATGCGTCCAGTGCCTGACATCCTGAAGCCTGCCTACAACTTCGGCGGAATCTCGATGTTCCAGCTGATGAAGCCCTACGTCGAACGCTACCAGCGCACCGCCGATAGCGTGGCTCAGATCGTCCAGGCGTTCAGCCTGACCATCCTGTCTACGGACATGAGCGGCATCCTCACCGATGGCGAGAGTGACGCCAACCTGTGGCTGCGCGCCGGGATCTTCAACCGCTTCCGCGAGAACAGCGGCATGATGCTGCTGGACAAGGAAAGCGAAGAGATCGACCAGATCAACACGCCGCTAACCAGCCTACCCGAGTTGCTGACCAAGGCGCAGGAGCAGATGGCCGGGCCTAGCCACACGCCATTGGTGAAATTGACCGGGGCCACGCCTGCCGGCCTGAATGCGAGCAGCGATGGTGAGATCCGCGTCTATTACGATTACCTGATGGCGCAGAACGAGGCGCACGTCCGCCCGATCATCAAGACCTTCTCCGACCTGATTCAGTTGAATCTGTTCGGCGAGATTGACCCGGCCATCAAGTGGGAATTCAACCCGCTGTATCAGCTCAACGCGAAGGAGTTGGCAGAAGTTCAGGACATCAACGGGCGCAATGCCGCGCAACTGGTCACAGCCGCCATCGTGTCGCCGCAGGAGGCCCGCCAGGCGCTGTCGAAGGACGAGCAGAGCCCGTTCAATGGTATTGACGTAGACGACGTGCCGGAAGGCCAGGGCGCGTATGGTGCGTTCGGCGAAGATCCTAATGAGGGCCTGGATGCGTGACGACCATCAAGCGTAAGCGCGTAGTCCTGCCCGACTTCCGGCCTAACGCTGGCATTCGGTCTGCCTATCATGCCGAGCTGGCTCGCCTCCTGCGAAGCGCGCGTAACGAAGTGATGCAGGCGGTCGCCCACAACTGGCAGGCGCCTCAACCCGTGGCCATGGACGCGGCGCGGGACATCCTCGGGCGCGTGATCGACGCCATCATTGCCAAGTGGATGACCAGCCTGAACGACTTGCCGCAGAAGATGGCGCGGCGATTCGTTGGGCAGACGGCCGGGGCGCTGGATCGCGGATTGAGTGCAACGCTCAAGAAGTCGGGATTTGCCGTCAACCTGCAACTGACCCCCGTAACCAAGGAGGCCATGCGCGCCGCTGTCGGCGTGAACGTCGGCCTGATTAAGTCGATCCCTGGCGAGTACCTGGGCGATGTGCAGAAATACGTGTGGGAGTCGGTCGAGGCCGGATTCGATCTGAAGACCCTCACCGACAACCTGGAGCACGCTTATCACATCGGTCGGAACAGATGCCGCCTGATCGCTACTGACCAGTCCACGAAAGTGCATGCCATAATGGAGCAAGCGCGACGTAAAGAGTTGGGCATAACCAAAGCGATCTGGAGGCATTCCGCGGCAGCAAAGGAGCCAAGGGTTTCACACGTCAAAGCAAGCGGGAAGGAATTCGACGCCCAAAAGGGAATGCTCATCGATGGCGAATACATCCTGCCCGGACAAAAAATCAGGTGTGGGTGTACCAGTAGTTCTGTGCTTGAGTGGTAGTGTACAATCATACAGTGGCAGCGGTTTGCAAGCCGTGCCGGACTCGTCATCCGGCTGCCACTCTTTCTCCGACGAACCTTTTGACCGGGGCGATTATGAGCAGTAAAAGAATTCAGGTTGGCGATAGATTTTCGCCAAAGCAAGGCGGTGAGTGCGAAGTGGTTTCGATCAACGGATCCAGGAAGATCGGGATCAGGTTTCTCGATGAGAAACGCCATGAGTATGAAGTTGCCAGCCATAACCTTATTAGGGGCGACGTAAAGAATCCGTATCGCCCCTCTGTTTGCGGAATAGGGTTTTCCGGTGTTGGTCGGCATGGAGCCTGGATGGATGGCAAGTTGTCCCCGGTATATCTCCGCTGGGTGAACATGATGAAGAGGTGCTACGAGGTTGGTGGTGGCGGCCTTAACTCTTCCTATGATGACTGCTCCGTGCATCCTGATTGGCACAACCTGCAATCCTTTGGAGACTGGGCTTGCTCTCAGCCGAACTGGGGCCGAGAGGAAATGGATCTGGACAAGGATCTTCTCGTAAGAGGGAATCGTATTTATGGACCGGATACATGCTTGCTGATACCAAGAAGGCTGAATTACCTCCTGGTAAGGCGGCCCAAGTCGAAGGGCTTGCCGGTAGGTGTGCATAGGGTAGGCGAAAGATTTGAAGCGAAATGCAGATCAGCGGACAGCACCTATGCCTCCCTTGGCCGGTTTTCTTGTCCCGACGAAGCATTCGCTGTATACAGGGCCTATAAAGAATCTGTGATAAGGCTCGTTGCGGAAGAGCAAAAAGACCGTATCGACCCTAGGCTGTATGAGGCGCTTATGAACTACGAGGTTCTGCCGTGACAAGAAACATCGCCTTCGATTCTTCCGTGCGCTCTATCGACGAGAGCGGGCACTTGCGCATTGCGCGCACGATCATCAGTAAGGCGTCCGTTGACCCGTATTTCGGTCGAGAGATTCCAGGCTATGAGGCGCTGGGGCTTGACCCTGATCGCATCTATAAGATGCTGCGCGACCCCGTCGAACTTGAGAAAAGCGCCGACTCCTTCAAGGGCAAGCAACTGCTCTTCAAGCATGTCTACGTTGACGCAAAGAATACCGAGAAAGAATTAACAGTCGGGGCCATTGGCTCCGATGTTGTGTATGAGGACGGAAAGCTTTACGCCGATCTTACTTTCTGGGATGAAGAGGCAATCGCCCTCATCGAATCCGGGAAGATGGAGCAGCTCTCGTCCTCCTACTACTTTGACCCTGATATGACGCCTGGCGTATTTGAAGGCCAGGCGCATGACGGTGTAATGCGCAACATCCACGGCAACCATACCGCGCTAGTTGAGCGTGGTAGAATTGGGCGAGACGCGGTTATCAGCGATTCACTTCCCCTTGAAATGAGGTTAAACATGAAACTGAAAAAAGGCGCGGTGCAGCTGATTACTGCCCGCCTGCGCGCTACTGCGCAAGATGGCGTAACTCCTGAGTTCGAAAAGGCCCTTCGCGCCATTGTTGGCGATGAAGAGATGGATAAGCTGGTCGGTGCTGATGGCGATCCTGATCTACTGACCGCAGAAGACGAAGGCGACGACGACAAAAAAGACGACAAAGAACCTAAAAAGGATCTTGTCGCCAAAGATGAAGGCGACGACAAGAAGGACGACAAGCCAAAAGGCACCGCCATGGACTTCGACTCCGTTGCTGCCGCTGTCGGCGCCAAGATCGAATCCAAATACGCCGCCCGTGACGCCGTTGAAAGCATCGTCGGTCGTATCGCCTGTGACAGCTTCCCTGACGCCGCCGCGATCTACGCCTATGCGCTCAAGCAGAAAGGCATTGCTTGCGACGGCATCAACGAAGCCGGCCTGAAAGCTCTGGTCGCCATGCAGCGTGACGTCAAGCCGGTGCGCGATATCGCACAAGACGCCGCGCCTTCCACTCTCACTACTCGCTTCAAGCAGGGGTAAGCCATGACCTTTCAACGTTCTCTCAATCGTGATTTGCCTC